ATGCATATGGTAATATGTACTTTAATAGAACGTTAAATGATTGGTCTAAGTTTGATATAAATAAAAGAACAAAATTTGATGCAACTATTAGTAGTGGGCTAGCAATAATGGCTTGCAATAGAAATTTATACAAACCAAACGCAACGATTGAGAAACAAAAAGTAAATATAAGCTTTGCTAAGTATGCAAATACTGGCAATAGATCACAAATAATAGAATAATATGGCAAAAGGAACAAAAGGTTATTTTCCAAGTCAAGTAGTAAGTGATGCTGAAAAAGCTAGCTATGATTATGGTTTAAAGGTAGCTAGAGCGATAGAGCATGACTGGGTTGGCACCTCTGGGTCAACTATGAATAAATTAAACTCCATAAGAAACGATTTTCATAATCTAAGATTATACGCAAGAGGCGAGCAATCAATACAAAAATACAAAGATGAATTATCTATTAATGGTGATTTATCTTATCTTAATTTAGACTGGAAACCAGTCCCAATAATCCCAAAATTTGTAGACATAGTAGTAAACGGTATTGCTGAAAGAACATATGATATAAAAGCATATTCTCAAGATCCATATGGTGTTGCTAAAAGAACAGCATACATGGAATCCGTATTAAAGGACATGGCTACGCAAGATATTGGTGATTTTGCGCAACAAGCTTTTGGTATTAATATATACGAAAATAACAAAGAAACTTTACCTGAGTCAGAAGAAGAACTAGCTATTCACATGCAGCTAAACTATAAGCAAAATATAGAACTAGCGGAAGAGCAAGCAATTAATACTTTATTAACAGGTAATGATTATGAGTTAATAACTAAAAGATTTTTTTATGACTTAACCGTACTAGGTATTGGAGCTGTTAAGAACAACTTTACCGAAGCTGAAGGTGTTACTGTAGACTATGTTGATCCTGCTAATTTAGTTTGGTCATATACTGAATCACCATATTTTGATGATATATATTATTGTGGTGAAGTAAAGAATATACCAATAAACGAATTAAAAAAAGAATTTTCTCATTTAACTAATGAAGATTTGTTAGAAATATCTCAACAAGCTTCCGTTAAAGATATAAACCAAAGTTATTCGTCGTATTCTGAAGAACTTGATAATAATATAGTTCAAGTTTTATATTTTAATTATAAAACATTTATGAACGATGTTTACAAGGTAAAGCAAACTGCTACAGGCGCCACAAAAGTAATTCAAAAAGATGATAGCTTTGATCCACCCCAAGGTGATGAAAGATTTAAAAAACTATCAAAGTCTATAGAGGTTTTGTATGAAGGAGCTTTAGTTTTAGGTACAGAAAAATTATTAAAGTGGAATTTAGCTAAAAACATGATAAGGCCTAAGAGTGATTATACTAAGGTTAAAATGAATTATGCTATTGTTGCTCCACGTATGTATAAAGGTAGAATAGAATCTTTAGTAAAAAGAATTACCGGCTTCGCTGATATGATACAGCTAACCCATTTAAAGCTACAGCAGGTAATGTCACGTATGGTACCTGATGGTGTTTATTTAGATGCTGATGGTTTAGCTGAAGTTGATTTAGGTAATGGTACAAATTATAATCCACAAGAAGCTTTAAATATGTTTTTCCAAACTGGTAGTATAATTGGTAGATCATTAACATCAGAGGGTGATATGAACCCTGGTAAAGTACCTATACAAGAAATAACAAGTGGGTCAGGTGGTAATAAAATTAATGCATTAATAGGTAATTATAATTACTACTTACAAATGATTAGAGACGTGACTGGGTTAAATGAAGCTAGAGACGGTAGTATGCCAGATAAAAACGCGCTCGTAGGAGTACAGAAACTAGCCGCTGCTAACTCAAATACCGCTACAAGGCATATACTGCAAAGCGGGTTGTTCTTGACATCTCAGATTGCAGAGGGACTGTCTCTGAGAATATCTGATATATTAGAGTATTCACCAACAAAAGAAGCGTTTATTCAAGCTATTGGAGCTCATAATGTAGGTACATTAGAGGAGATGTCCGAGTTACACATGTACGACTTTGGTATATTTATTGAGTTAGCACCAGATGAAGAAGAAAAACAATTGTTAGAAAATAATATACAACAAGCTTTAGCACAACAAGGTATAGAACTAGAAGATGCTATTGATGTAAGAGAAATTAAAAACATACGTTTGGCAAATCAATTATTAAAAATAAGACGTAAAAAGAAATTAGAGCGTGATCAACAAATTGCGCAACAAAATATACAAGCGCAAGCACAGGCGAACGCTCAAGCGCAACAGGTAGCAGCTCAAGCTGAAGTTCAAAAGCAGCAAGCATTAACGCAAAGTAAAGCGCAGCTTGAACAAGTAGAAGCACAGTTGGGATTACAAAAGCTACAAGCTGAGGCAGCGCTTAAAAAAGAATTAATGAATCATGAGTTTCAAATTAACATGAAGTTAAGAGAAATGGAGCTTGAATCATTAAAGCAAAAAGAAACTAATAAAGAGGATAGAAAAGATGAACGTACTAGAATACAAGCATCACAACAATCTGAATTAATAGATCAAAGAAAAACTGGCAAACCACCTAAAAAATTTGAGTCAACAAGTAATGATATACTTAGCGGGGATTTTGACTTAGGTATGTTTGATCCTAGTTAATTGTTTAATTTTATAATATTATATTATGGCTAAAACCAAAAAAGCAAAAGTGGCTGAAGAGACTACTGATAATAAAGTTGAAGGCTTAAAAATAAAAGAAAAGTCAACAACCATGAAAAAACTTGGTAATCAGGATGATACTGTTAAAGTAAATCTAAACCAAGAAGAAAAACCTGCAGAAGAAACGCAGGTTGAAGAGCAACCAAAAGAAGAAAACAATAATGTTGTTGAAGAAGTTAAGGAAGAGGTTGAAGAGAAAGAGGTTGAAACAAAAGAAGAAAGTAACGAAACACCTGTTTTGGAAGAGGTTACCGAAGAAACAACTGATGAGGTTGCTGAAGATAAAGTTGAAGAAGTTAAAGAAACAGTTGAAGAAGCTGTAGCTGAAGCTAAAGAAACAGGAAAAAAATTACCAGAAAATATTCAAAAAGTTGTAGACTTTATGGAAGAAACTGGTGGTGATCTTGAAGATTACGTAAAGTTAAATCAAGATTACACAAAGCTTGATGACACGTCTATGTTACACGAATATTATAGACAAACTAAACCACACTTAACACAAGACGAAAGAAACTTTCTTATACAAGATAGTTTTTCTTACGACGCTGAGGTTGATGAGGAGTTAGACATCAAGAGAAAGAAATTGGCTTTTAAGGAGCAAGTTGCCGCCGCAAGAAGTCATATGGATTCAATGAAATCCACGTATTATAAAGAAATCAAAAGTGGTGTTAAGTTAACATCCGAGCAACAAAAGGCAGTTGATTTTTTTAGTAGATACAACAAAGAGACTGAAGAGTCTAAAAAAATAGCTGACAAGCAATCATCTATGTTTTTAAACAAAACTAATCAAGTGTTTAATGATTCTTTTAAAGGGTTTGAATACAAGGTTGGTGATAAAAAATATAGGTTTAATATAAACGACGTAAATAAAACAAAAGAAACTCAAAGCGACATTAATAATTTTGTTGGCAAATTTCTTGACAAGAAAACACAACTAATGTCAGACGCTAACGGTTATCACAAGTCATTATTTACTGCTATGAATGCTGATGCTATTGCTGATCACTTTTATCAACAAGGTAAAGCTGACGCCGTAAAAGATACTATGGCAAAAGCTAAAAATGTTGACATGTCATCGAGAGAAACAGGTTCTGTTGAAGTTGGTGGTACTAAATTTAAAGTGCTTGGTGATAACGCTCAAGGTCTCAAATTTAAAATTAACAAATAACAATTAAAATTTAAAAATTATGGCAATGACACAAGGTTTGTTTGGTGGTAGCGTAGGTAACTTAAATAGCGTACCAGCTCCTGTAAAACAAACATTATCAACTAACTACATTGATTTCAGAGCATCCGCGACAGAAGGTTGGGCTCAACAGTATTTACCAGATTTAATGGAAGCTGAAGCAGAAGTTTTTGGAAACAGAACTATCTCAGGTTTCTTATCTCAAGTAGGTGCTGAAGAAGCTATGACTTCTGACCAGGTTGTTTGGTCTGAACAAGGTAGATTACACTTAAGGTACTCAGGTACTTTAAAAGGAACGTCTGGAAATATAATTGAAGGACTTCCATCTGGTCACGGAATTAGAGTAGGTGATTCAGTAATCGTAGCAAACTCTACGGCAAACACAACTGTAAAAGGTTATGTAACACACGTAGACGGATACGAAGGAGCTTCGCAAATTGGTGGCGCTCAAGCAGTATCAGGAACTGAAATAGTTGTTCAAGCGTACAAAACTGGAGCTAATCCATTTGGAACTAGTGATAGTAATGCGCTAGAAATATTTGTTTACGGTTCAGAGTTTGCAAAAGGGAAAAACGGTAGAGATGAGGTTATTAAACCTGAATTCAAATCT